CGGGCCGTTCGTCGAGAACCACTGCATGAACTTCGTGATGTCTTCGGACGCCTTCTTGCTCGACGCCCACGCCAGCACCGCCGGGCCCAGACGGCTGATCCACCCGACCGCCTCCCGGATCAGCGGGTCAAACTTCGGCAGCAAGATCATGAAGCTCTTGACCAGGTCGATGATCGTGGAGCCCCCGGCGCTGACGGCCGCGGACCCGGTGGACCCGATGAAGTCGCGGAACCCCTTGAACGCGGATGAGTTGATCAGGTTGTCGAACTGGCCGCCGAGCGACTGGATGACGGGGCTGATCTTCGCGATGATCGGTCCCAGCTGCTTCGTCAGGTCCGTGATCGACCGGAGCCACGGCTGCAGCGCCCCGGCGACGACGGGGGTCTGCGCGGCCTTCACCGCATCCCACGAATCCGCCATCGCCCCGATCTGCTTCGACAGCGCAATCTGCGCGGGGGACAGGTTCGCGTACGCCTTGGACAGCGCGGCGGTCTGGGCGAGGCCGGCGGCGCTGAACCCCTTCTGCTCCGCCGCGTAGGCGGCGTTTCGCTGCGCCTGCGTCTTCGCGATCGACATGGCGTAGGCGTACTGGCCGGTGACCTTCGCGACCGCCGCGGCATGCGCGGTCTGCGCCGCCTCCGCCGCTGTTGCCGCGGTCTTCGCATCCGTCAGGACGGGTTTGGCGACAGCACCGAACGCGGCGAGGGCGGCCCCGCCGGCGATGAACGCGCCGCTCAGCCCCACGGCTGCACCCGCCGCGACCCCGCCCAGCGTCGCGATAGCCGGGGCAAGCGCCACCAGCGGGCCCACCAGCCCCGGGTTCAGCTTCAGGCCCCCCAGCGCCTTACCCAGCCCGTCGCTTTTCTTCCGGGAGTCCTGCATCGAATCGCCGAGGCGGCGGATCGCCGCGTCCGCCAGGACCGCCCGCGCCGTAACACGGTCTTCCGCCTCGCCGGTCTGCCGCAGGGCCTTCGCCAGCAGCACCGACTCAGCGGCGGTGCGATCCTCTTTGTCCCCCAGCTTCCCGATGACGTCGGCGAGGATCTTCGCGCCCCGCGACGCCAGGGCCGCGTTGTCCCCGACCTTCCGGAAGTCCCCGGCGACAGTCGCGGACCCCCGGCTCAGGAAGTCAAAGGTGATGGACTGGCCAGCCACCGGTCACCCGCCTCCCGTCCGCTTGCGTTCCCGGGCGCGGACCCCCATCATCAAGGGCATGCACACGCTGCTGGTCATTGACTTCTTCGGGCTGCTCGCCGCCCTGGCCGTCGCGTTCCTCATCTCACGGCGCATCGGCGCATGGCGGCGCCCTCGGTGAGAGCGCGGCGGACGTGGAAGCCGTCAGGCGGGAGGCTATGGAGCCTGTTCCGCCGCCAGCGCCGGTCACGGCTATTCCGCCGCCAGCGCCCGCCACGCTAACGGTCAGAGAGCATTTCCTCAGCCACGTCGATCAGGGCTTCGAAGTCCGCGACTTCGAGGCGCTCGATCTCCCACGGGCGGATGTTGAACTCGCGGGCGAAGATGACGAGGTACCGGTGCCGGTCCCAGGTGTACCAGTTGGGGCCGACGATGGCGTAGGGTCCGCCTCAGCCTGCGCCTTCTCATCGGCCAGAACCGACTCGGCCATAGACCGGCTCATCTCATTCAGGTCGAAATCGGTCTTCCCGTCGAGGACGTCCTGGTACGCCGTGTCCACGTTCCGGCCCTCCCGCCGCCAGATCAGGCACGCGAGCATGATGAACGCCTTAGCCGACCCCTCGGCCAGGTCGATCTGCCACTGGCCGTAGTTCCGCTTGTAGACGTGCTCAATCCACAGGGCCTCGTGCATCGGCGCCTTGGTGCCGTCGTACTCGTAGACCTGCCCGCCGATTGATACCTTCACCTAGGCTCCTTTGACTGCTTTGTCGGCGACGTCTGCCAGCGCCCGCTCGATCGCGGCCCGGACCCTGGGGGCGGCGGCTTCGGCGGGGCCGGTGAACCAGCCGGGCTGCACCTCCTGCGCATACCAGTGCTCCCGATCGCCGAAGAGGGGATGGTGAATGATCCCGGCGTCCAGGCTGCGGAGCCTCCTGGACTTGGCGCGGGCCTGCCCGGTGACCGACACGCCCGGGTCCCGGTCGCCCGTGCGGACGTTGACACCCAGCCGCAGGTCCTCGTCCAGCGCCGCCGCGTACGGGTTCGGCAGGTGAGGGACCAGCCCGGCCCGGATCTGGTCCTGCGCCGGGGTCACGGCGTCGCGCATCGCCTTGGTGACCTCCCGGAGCAGCTCCGTGTCACCCGCGCGGCGCAGCCGGAACGCGAGGGCCTCCAGCTCCGCCGCCGCATCAGCCAGCCCCGCCATCAGGCGTCCTGCGTGGTGCGGATCTCTACCCCGTCGAGCATCCGCACCACGTCCAGCAGCCGCTCATCCCCGTACCGCTCGACATGCACGACCACCGGGCGCTCGACGTGGATGTCGATGACTACCCGGCGAACGTAATCGCCGTCGCGGACAATGCCGGCTTGCTTGAGCGCGTCGAACACCTCCTGGCTGCGGCCATGAAGCCGCCGCGGGCGATCCTCAGGCATCAGGTGTTGATGCCGCCCCACTGGGTGTACCGCACGACGGGACCAGCTGCGGCCCAGGTCGCTTTGAAGTTCACAGGCCCCGAGACTGCACCGTCGGCACTGAAGTCACAGAGCACAGTGCCATAGAAGTACGAGCTAGGATCATTTGTTGCGTCCCAGTAGAGGTAGAAGTTGCGTGAAAGGCCGTCTGAGGCGGCTACGTACGTCTGGGACGTACCGGCATCTAGGAAACCGGAGAAGTCTCCTGATGCATCTGGGAGCCCTCCGACATAGGTCTTGTTAGCGTCACCGAACGCAGTCACCTCGTCACGGTCTGAAGCCTTGTTGATGGACCAGGTTGCCTGGAACGGGATCGGCACCGCAGCCGTGCCGGTGGTGAGGCCGAGGTAGATCTGCCCGTTCCGGCCGTGCCGCCTCGTTGATGGCATCGTTGTTCTCCCCTACATCGTGATCGTGATGGGCTGCCGGTCGAGCAACCGGAGCAGTTTTTTGGCGTGCTCGGTGAAGGTGCGGCCTGCGATGGCGGCGCGGGCCTTGTACGCCAGTTCGGTGCGGACGCCCGGGTGGGCGATCGCCCAGCGGATGATGTCTGACGCCTCAGCGGGGCTGGTGTAGGCGGGGAGCATGGGGAACAGCTCGTCGGATTCGGGGCGGGGGTCGCGGGCGAAGAACAGTGCGGACGCGGCCATCTCGACCTCGCGGGGGCCGACCGCCCATCCCTCACCCGCGTGGGTGTCCTCGGATTCGGTCCTGTACACGTTGATCCCGGTCCGGGAATTCCGGTAGAGCGCCGCGACCTCATGGTTGTCGACGCAGTCGCCCTTGTCGTCGGTGATGGCGGCCCAGTCGCGGAGCGGGGAGTCCTCGGGGAGGTCCATCCACAGGCCGCCCAGGCGGACGTTCAGCCCGCCCAGGTCCATCCCGTCGAAGAACTTCACCCGGGACGGAAACCCGGTGCCGACGAACGCCAGGTCATATTCAGGCTCGACGCCGAACGGCGGCGGGTAGTGGACCGTCTCCCGGTACGCCTGCGGCATGTACTCGGCGGGGCCGACCTGCCGGTAAGCGTCAAGATTCAGCGGGTCGTTGAGCAGCGTGAGGTCGGCGTATTCCGCGACTTTCAGCTGGTAATCATCCTGGTAAGGCGATTCCGTGGCGAGGAAGACGATCGTGTGCCTGCGCGCGCGGAGGATCTCCATGAGCCACGGCTGCAGGAAGAAGCCGGAGGTGCACACGATCACGTCGGGCCAGAACCGGTTCGCGGCGGCCAGGATCGGGTCGATCGCGAGGCGGGCGGCCTGCTCGCGGTCCAGGTATTTCCGCGTCTCACGGCAGCCGCACGGCAGAACCTTCCCGGTTTCGGCGAGCGCGTTGTTGAAGAACCGCAGGGACGCGTCAAGGGGGAATTCCTCGACCGTCTCGCCGAGACCGGTGAGGGCCTCAGACCAGCCATTAAACACATCAGCCACGGACCACGACGGGCCGGGCGCTATCAGCAGCCAGCGCATGTCAGTTCCACGGTGCGGAGTAGGAGACGCGGTAAGCGCACATGACGACGACCCCGCCGGCTGACTGCCGGTAGATGAACCGGCCGTCGGTGGTCCCGTCGAACG